ACATATTCAGTTGATAGAAATTGGAGTTGTATCAACTTGATAAATACCAAAACATATCAAGTTGATAGAAATTGGAGTTCTATCACTGTTGATAAATATCCAAGACATATCAAGTTGATAGAATTCGGAGACATATCAATGTTGATAGAAATTGGAGACATAATTGTGGAAATAAATATCCGAAGATATTTCGGGTGATATCTAAGGAATATTTCTGGAAAGAGACATGAGAGTTGTATTACCGTTGGGAGAGTTAAAGTAGGGTGTTCTTAAATTCGGAGAATTGGATAGTGATTGGGATCAAACTCGAAGTAGAGAGTGGATTTGAATGGTATCGAGGTTTAAATCGAATGACGGGACATCAGATCGGATCCGAATAACTTTAGAGGATGAGGAGTCGGAATTTGGAGTTGAAATTGGGGAGATATTTTGGAGATGGAAGATTGGAAGAGGTTTGGATTAAATCGAGAGACTGTTAACGAGATAAATATGGAATGAGAAGTTGGAAGGTGGGATGATTTAATATGATTTATTGAGAGTTCGAGATTAACATTTCGGAAAAGAGAGAAAATGTCTTTGATTCCAATTGCTCTTTTCTGGATGAGTCTTGATTATTTCTTATCACAGTATGGGTTTGATTATATATCGAGTTTAAGGGAGAGATCGAGGGAAGACTCATGTTTATGGAAAGTTTTTTCGATGATACTGTTACTTATAGTGTGGAGGAGGAGACTGGAGGATAGTTTTTCGCTAACTCAGGATCTCCTTACTGTTGGGATAACGATATTGATCATGGAGTTGGTGTTGTATTGGTATACAAGATTATCAGGGAGGATGAGTTTGGTAGATGATACTATTTTTCTGATGGCGTTTGGAAATGGAGGAATGTCATATCGGAGTGTGGTGATATGTTTTACAATTTATTTAGTTCAGACGATAAATTTAATGAGGGGATATCGTTTTGCCAAGGTGCCGTTTATTATGAGTGCCCTTGAGCATCACATTTATTGGGAGACATGGAGGTATAATTTTGGGAGGTGTTTGACGGTGTGGGATCAAGTGTTTGGGACTTACAAGTCGGAAGAGAGGTATATTCGGGAGTATCAGGAGCGTCTTTCTCAATTGAGATCGAGGCCGGGAAATGAGGATCAGGTTCATAAATTGGAGAATGTCGGGATTATGTGTGACATTGAGATTCCGAGGATATCCTGGATGAGGACATGTTTACGTGTGTGTCTTCTTCCGGTTCCGTTTGTATTGGCGACGGTTGAGAGGGAGATTATGTGTGTGTTGACACGGCGGAAGGTGTATGGATATCGGGGGTTGTTTGGGGCGATCTATTGTACCTTGAACATACTTACCGCGGATGTGTTTTCGTTCTTTCTTTTGATGAGAAATCTTTATATTGATCCGGAGGGGGATCATCGGCCAGTCATTGAGTTTTATATCTTTTCGAGGAAGTGTATACTGGTTACGAGTGCGAGACATGTACAGAGGATGTATTCTGATCCGAAGATTAGCTTATTACCTCCGCCGCCGTTTAAGTGGAAGGATTTGTTAGGATTTAGTGTGGTGACGGTTGATTCTTATGAGGAGGAGGGGTATGTTCGGAAACACACTCGAAATCGTGTCATGTATACATTAAACGGGAGGTTTTTGTCTTTATTTGCGAAGAAAATGGAGAGGATTTTTGAGGAGGACATATTGCCTCGAATTCGGGAGTATCTTCGGGGGAGTTCGATATGTCCGATTTCGGAGTTTTTGACGAGGTATGCGTGTTTGTCGGTGTATGGGTCATTTCTAGCATTAACTTCGTCGAGTGTGAGTCCGGATCAAGTTCAAGTTTTGCCGGATCTTTTTAGTCAGATTCGGCAAAGAGTTATGGAGACGATTTCCATTCCTTTGAGTGTGCCGCCGTTTAAGGCGGCCAATATTAAGTGGCAAGTTGATTTGAAGAAGGTTAAGGATTTGCTTAGGGAGCTGATACCGCATCATAAGAATCAGGACACGGTTTTTGGGTTTATTGTGAGGGCACATACACGGTATCCGGCGATTTCTCCGCAGAGACTTACGGAATGGTTGGTGAGGTCGAAGTGTGTGGATCTGGAACCGGATGTTATTTTAAGAATTATTGAGGAGGTTGTCAGGCGTTATTCTTCGTCATCATCGAAAGTCAAGGAGGTGTATTGGATTGTGACGGACATGATAAACGAGTTAGCGTTTGATCTTGGTATAAGTGGGGATAGTAAAGCGTGTGGAGAACTGAAAGAGAGATTGCAGTATCGACTGGAGTCAGAGATTTGTGCTGATGGAGAGATTGATATCGAGAAGGTGGTTGAGGAACAGACGACATATCTTTTAGCTGGTTCTGATACGACGATTGCGAATATGTGTTGGAGTGTGGCATTATTAAGTCGGAGGCCCTATCTTCAGGAGAAGCTTTATGAGGTGATATCATCGAGAACACAGGAGGAGGTGTTAAATTCCCCCTATGTGGGAGGTTTTGTGAAGGAGATTTTACGATTGGGGCATCCGGTGTTTTTTTCGTTGCGATATGTTGTGAGTGACACGATTGTTGACACATGTCCGGTATCGGCTGGGACGATAGTTTTCAGTAGTCAACACATGCTTCACACGGATCCTCTATACTGGTCATATCCACAGTCCATTATTTCGGAGCGATGGTTAAACAGTTCTTATCTCGAGCCGGGAAGTTATTATCGCTTTAGTTTGGGAAAGAGGATTTGTCCTGGGATGGACTTTGCAATGACGGAGACACGGTTGGCTATTGTTGGTTTGGAGAAGAATTTTATGTTGGAGGGATTAAATTTGGATCCGATTCCATCGAGTGCACAGTTTACGTTTCGACCGCTGAAACCGACGGTTATAAAGATGATTTCTAGGGAGACTTAGAGAGGGAGAGTTAAACATTTAACGGCCGGACGTTAAATGTTTAAGTTGGGAGGAGTTAAATAAAGAAGAGATTGAAAAAGAAATTGAAGAGAATATAAATAGTTAGTATATAAAGAATAATAATAATATGTCGCAAATTCCTGTTTATGTGGAAAATGCCGTGTTGCCGTATCCGATCGAGAGGAGGGTTGAGGCTTTGGAGGAGATGGATTTCATGATACCGGGAGAGATCGTGATTGATAAACACGGGAAGCTTGCGAAGTCGTATTTAACATATGAGGGGTTTAGTATTCCGTTGATCGAGGCGTATGATAATAGTATTGCGAGGACTCTGCCGAGGATTATCACGTCGAGACAGTTGAGGACAGGAGATGGAGGACAGATTATATTTAAGAGGTTATTTTTTGAGAAGCCGAAGATTGCGTCATCAGGGGAGCCGATGACGCCGAAGATGGCGAGAAATCGTATGTTAACGTATTGGGCGGATATATTGGCGGATTTGGTCTATCGGCCGAAGGATGGGACGGAAGCTGACGACGTGCCAATTGAGGGGAGAGTTTTTCTTGGGAAGATACCGGTGATGGTGGGGTCTGTGTTATGTCATACGCGAGGGAAGACGTCACAAGAGCTGTTGGATATGTTAGAATGTTCAAGTGATCCAGGGGGGTACTTTATTGTCAAGGGAACGGAACATGTAGTGCTTATACAGGAGAAGTTACGACTCAATCGGATTCTCGTGTTTGTGAAAGATAGTAAGGGTCCTGGGAAGACGAAGGGGAAGGGGTCGATTAAGGGGCGTCTGGTTGCACGAATGACGACAAATACACATCTTGGGTCGACGGTGGTGATGTTGAAGGAGGGGAAGAGGAAGAGTATACGACTGATTTTGCATTTTTTGGGGAAGAACAAGGATGGAAATCCGAATTCGATTGGGGTGTTTTCGGCGTATCGGATGATTGGGACGGTTCTTGATTCTCTGATGAATATTACAGCTCCAGAGGAGAAGTATTCGAACATTCCGAGGATGTTGAGGATGATTTCGCAGTTTACACGGCCGGAGCGTGTGAAGAAGATTTGGGTTGTTCTTCAACAGTCTCTGATAAAGCTTCAAACGGTGGGGAATGATTACGAGGCCATTGCGAAAAAGAGGAAGATGTCGGGTCCCTTGACGGAGAAGACGAAGAATGATCTTTTTAATTCACTTGTTTCGGAGCTCTTTCCGCAGATCACCGTGACGCCAAAACCGGGAGAGACATCGACGGATGTGACACGTCGTCTTCTCATTAGGAAGCTTGAGATGTTGTCGATTATGCTTGTGAGAATGGCGGAGGTGATGGCGGGTCTTCGTCCGCCGGATGATCGAGATGATTGGGCGAACAAGAGATTGGAGACGGCTGCGAGGTCGATTGAGCAACTTTTCAGTGGAATGTGGGCGGAGGTTGTTCGGAAGACGGAGGAGACACTGAGAAGTAAGAACTTTACTCCGATGACCATGCGATCCGCCTTTATACATCATAAGATCATTACGGACAACTTTGTATCGAGTTTCAGTAGTAAAAATTGGGGAATCAAGGGAGTGAAGAACTCATATTTTAAGGAGAACATTACTGATATTCTAAAGAGAGATAATATTCTTGCGACGTATTCGCATCTGAGGAGGATCAATACTCCGGCGAGTCGGAAGGTGAAGAGACCTAACATTCGTCTCGTTCAACAGAGTCAACTTGGCTATGTCTGTCCAATTGAGACGCCTGAGGGTGAGACGTGTCTTCGAGGGGATGAGCCTGTTCTTCTGGCTGATGGAAGTACGAAGAGAATGCAAGACTTGAAAGATGGTGATGAGGTTATCACGATTTCACCGGAAACCTTGGAGGAGACATCGACACGAGTGACGAAGCACTTTCTCATACCGTCGGACAGATATGGAAAGAGAGTTCTTAAAATTACGAGTTGGTCGGGGCGGTCGATTGTTGTTACAGATGATCATCCGTTTCTGACGTCTCATGGGTGGGTTCCAGCGGGAGAACTTGACGTGAAGAAACATAAGGTCTGTATTGTTCCCGGAGTTAAGCCTCTTCCGTATGGAAGGGAGAAAGGGTGTATTCTTGAGATGGGGATTCTTCGGAATCAAGGAAAGGAAGATGGATGTCGAGAGGAGCTTTTTGAGAAGTATGGGAGAAAGTTACAGATTTTAGATCTGTTGCCTCTTCGAAGTGAGGATCTCCGACTTCCGATTTTGGCTCGACTGACCGGGGCGTTTTTAACGAGGGGTACCTTTTCGGTAGAGTTGGGTTTTCCGCGAGGAGAGTATAGTCTCGATTCCGAAGATGACGCGAAACGACTTCAGCAAGACATTTCTCGTCTGGGATTTCTGAACGGAGAGATCTGTAACAAGGGGAAGATCTGGATAGTGTGTTTGCCCCCGGCTTTGACGATTCTTCTAAGAGGTTTGGGAGGGAGGGAATTTCGAGTTCCGGAGTGGATTCGAAAAGGATCTCTTTTCGAAAAGAGGGAGTTTTTGGCGGGATTTCATGGAGGAAGTGGGATGTGTATCTTGTGGCGGGATGGAAAAGTCTTTTCGAGAGAGATGGAGATGTCGTGTGGACGAAAGGGAGAGGAACGAAGACACTTTCTGAATCAGATAAAGACCTTAATGGAGGAACTGGGAGTGAAGATGACAGAGGTTAAGTCTTTTCGGGATCCGAATCGGATGACAGTAGGACTGGATAATACGGAGGAGAACGTGATTCGATACATGGAGGCAATTGGTTATCGTTACGCGACGGAGAAGAGTATCGAGGGATATCGATTGAGTGAGTATTTGAAATCCGGGATTTATCTGGGAAGAAAGATAGGATATGAGGAGTGGTGTCGGTATACGGCCGTTGTTAAGCATTGTCTTTTTGTGCCGATAGTTTCAATAAACGAGGAAGAGTCATGTCTGGTTGGAGATTTTACGACGGAGGCAGAGACACACACGTTCATAGGAGGTGAGGGTTTCTGTGTACATAACTGTGGTCTTGTTAAGAACATGTCGATAATGGCGATTCCATCGATTGAGAGAGACGAGAACTTAATTTTGCAGATTCTCGATCAGGAGAACGAGAAGAGGATTCGACAGTTCAGGAATCCATTGGTTCATGACAATAAGACACCTTATCATGACACGGTTTTTCTATTTAATGGGAAGTTTATGGGGTGGTGTCCTGGAAAGGACATGTGGGAGCTATGTATTAAAATGAGACGAGAGGGGAGACTTCCCCGAGATGTGTCAATTGTTCTTCATCCGGACGGGACCTTTTATCTCCACTCTGATGGAGCGCTACCGACACGTCCTCTTCTCATTGTGGATTCCGATGGAGAGCTTGTCATTGCGAAGAAGAATTTGTGGGATGCGCCCTTTACGACTCTTTTATCGGAGGGATGTGTTGAGTACATTGATGCCTTTGAACAGCATTTTATCTACTTGGCTCAGAGTATTTGGGACATGGAAACTCGACGAAACGAGGTTGAAGAGGCACGGCGACAGTATCAAGAGGCGGTGGAACTTCTTCATCGTTTTATATCGGAAGGGAAGGAGGAGATTAATGTTGAGGTGACGACGTTAGGTGGAGAGAAAGAGAAGACGTTTTTAACGTGGGAAGAGGCGAAACAGATGGCTAAACAGGCGAAGGACACACTTAATGAACTGATTAAGAAGAGGGCCTTTACTCACTGTGAACTTGATCCGACGGCCTATTTGGGGCTTTCAGCCTCGATTGTGCCGATGGCGTCTCATAATCAAGGGCCTCGGAATGTGTTTACATGTGGTCAAGAGAGACAGGCTCTGGGCATCTGTTCATCAAATCACATGAGTCGATTTGATACAACGATGAAGTTGCTGGCGTATCCGTCTCGACCTCTTTTTGAGACTCAGATGAACAATCTTCTGGGTCTGAATGAGCTTCCCATTGGAGAGACAGTTCATGTAGCCATCATGACATATGGAGGGTATAATCAAGAGGACGCCATTATATTCAATAAGGGATCGATTGAGAGAGGGCTCTTTCGTATGATCAAGTATACAACTGTGCGAGCGATCTTTAATCAGGGGAAGGGGTTCCGAGAAGAGTCGCGTCGTCCCGATCCTCGTCCAGGGGAGCCGGAATCCCGATATGACGCTTTGGATGAGAATGGAATACCACAGGTGGGACATGTTGTTAGACAACAGGACTGTATCATTGGAAGAGTTCGCATATATGACAATGGGCAGGTGGAAAATGCATCGGTTTATCTGGGTATCGGAGAGGGAGGAATTGTGGATCGTGTTATCGTCAGTAAGAACGAGGTGAAACAAACCGTTATCAAGGTCAAGATACGTCAGGTGCGATATCCCATTATTGGTGACAAGTTCTCACCTCGAAGTGCCCAGAAAGGAACGATTGGACTCGTTATGCCAGAGGTAGATATGCCCTTTGTGGCAGCAGGGCCAAATGCAGGTCTTCGACCGGACATTATTATTAATCCGCACTGTATTCCTTCACGAATGACACTTGGGTTCCTCATTGAAATGATAGCGTCGAAACTTGTTCTGATGACGGGAGAGCGTTTCAATGCGACAACATTTCGACCCTTCGATCTTGAGGCGTTGAGACAAAATCTTAAAGCTTACGGATTTAATCCCAATGGAACGGAGGTGATGATTAATGGAATGACGGGTAAACTGATGAAAGCTGAGATTTATATGGGCCCCTGTTATTACATGGCTCTTCGACATCATGTGCAGGACAAACTTCAGATGAGATCTCGAGGGGCCATCAATCCGATTAGTCATCAGCCGGTTCCGGGACGATCGCGTATTGGAGGAGCAGGGCTGCGATTTGGTGAAATGGAACGTGACTCGCTTATTTCTCACGGGGCCTCCGCCATGCTTTTGGATCGTCTGATGGCATGTTCAGATGCTTATCGAACGGTTTGGTGTCAGACGTGTGGGACGATTGCTATTAGTGATGCGGTTTCCCAGACCTCTATGTGTCGAAAGTGTAAAGACAAGGGGAACTTTGGCAATCTTACCATTCCTTATGTCTATAAACTGCTTATCCACCTTCTCAATGGCCTCGGTATCAATGTTACTCACGGACTTCAGGTCCTTGAGCCTTAAGATATCTTTGCAGCGAATTCTGAAGCGAACCGATATTATTGTCTCTTGACAATAATATCAGGATGTTCTTAGGTTGAGACAAACAAGTCATATTTCATCGCGTCATACATCACTTGACTGATTGTCTGATATTCTTTCCGATAAATCTTTTGTAAAAGATGACAACACTTCTGAATCTTTCCGGGAGAGATAAGTTTATCTCGATATTCTATAAGTTCTCTGACGATCTCATTCTCATCAAAGCATAACTCTCTTCCACACGACTGACACTTCGGTTTGGTCAGACCTTCATGTTGATAATGATACCAGGATTGGCTTAAGAGATGATGAAAACAGATCGGACATCCAGACATTTTTAATATATTCTTTCGTCTCATTTAAAACTTTTCGATTCGAATCCTCTTCGAAGATTAAGACTCAAGCGAAAACGAACTCAAATAAAAATTTATTTCTCTATTTAAAACATCATGGGCAAGAAGTGCGTGTGTGTCTCCAAGGTTGACAAACGCAAGAAAAAATTAAAACCCGTCTGTGTTCATATGCCAGTTAAAAATGACTCCTGTTCCTCTTCCTCTTCCTCCTCCTCCTCTTCAGAGTCGAGGAGCGAATTCGATCTGAAACTTAATGGACAGATCGAACAATCTCTATACAGTTTCATGTACGATGTTGGTGTCCTCTTCCGGAACAGTCGCAGTTCAGAGGAACAGATCTCCTGCCTTCTGGATAATGTAATGGATCACTTCGCCAATGACTTTTCAACATATGAACTCGTGACGGGTGGCTTTTTCCCGCTCATTGTGAAGGGTAAGGAGGGAGTCCGCGAATCCTTCCTTTTCGATGTCCTTGAAATTGTAATTGGTTATGCGCTTCACCGTCTAACTAACGTTTCAGCAGTCTGGTGTAACGCACCTCCTGGAGACAAACGAAAGTTCGCTCGTATGCGCGCCTACATTAACACTCTTGAACACATTCGAGAACCCTTCACAAAGGAAATTCTCAATATTTCATCCTTCGGAGATTACGACTTTATCTGGGTGAAGGAGAAGGGCAGATGGCTCATCTGGAAGATGTACATGGCCTTTGATCGTATTGTTAATCTGACTCCAAATCTCCTCTGGGGTCGGAACTATAGCGGTCCAGTCTTTTCTCCAATTGAACCCGTCGTTCCCTATCCTCCGGCTCTCGTCTGGCCCTCGGTTGAGCGTTTCTGTTTCCCTTCCGGAGAAAAGGATACTCCCCCTTGCCGAGTAACTCCCGATCCTATTATGCCACCGATCGAAGGTCAAGGCCAAGCTTCATCGAAAGCTCAGGCTCTCGATCAGGCTCAAGCAAAGGCCAAAGCCCAAACTCAAGCAAAATCTCATGATAAGACTCAAACCAAAGAACAATCCAAAGATCAAACCAAGGAACAATCCAAAGATCAAACCAAAGAACAATCCAAAGATCAATCGAAAGATCAAACCAAAGAACAGGGGAAGGCTCGTGTCGTGTCAGGAAAAGAGGCCGCCCGAGAACGCGCATCTCGTCTCTTCGCTCTGGCCAAGAAAAGTACCTAAAATGAATTCCGGAACGACGACTCCTTCTCGGAAAAATCAAAGTCATAAAATCTTTTAACATTCTTCGATGTTAAAAGATTATTCATCTCATCAAGGCACTTCGTCCGAAGATGAGCTTCCGAAAATGAGATGTTACACAGAACGAACATTCAAGAAATCGCTAACTTTTTTCAGACTCGACTGGAGAAGAGGGATTTGAATGCGTGGAAACAATTTCAAACTCGCCAATGACCATGGCGTGATCTGATTGAGACATGGTTTGACCTTGATCAAAACGTTGGTAGGATTGACATATCAGCTTATAAGGTCGTAACGTGAAAGTTTGATATAAGATACGATCGGTCCAACTGGGGATTCGATGATGAACTGTACCGATTTTGAAGATGAACTTTTCATGGGGAGACCGGAATTTAATCAACTTACATGTAGGAAGAAAGAGAGGCCCCTGACCATTGACTCCTTCCTCGAGGGCGTAAATATTACCTTTGGCCATCTGCTCACGAAGTTCATCATAGTTCAGATAACAGTGTCGGAAAAAGTCAATGTTCCAATTGTTGGGAGAGGAAAGTTGGAGAGCGAGATCTTCATGTGGGGACATCTTAAGTCGATAGTTGAGATCTCCCATTAAAAGAACGAAATCAGGACGAACTGGAAGATTGAGAATAAAGTCTTCATAGATGCGATTAAAGTGGATATTTTGGGCAAAGACATCATTTTGACGCAACATGGGGTTTTGTTTAAGTGTGGCCTCAAGAAGACTCTTGGCATTAAATGGCAAATGGACATTAATGATGGCCAGGAGACCCACTCTTGGAATTCGAAGATAGGAGGCCGTCGCTCCCTTATTTCGAACGAGACGGACGGGGAAATTTAAAAGAAAGTCCATGAGAGATGAAGTTGATATGGTTGAACATACATGTTCTCGAGAAATCTCTCCAATTTCTCGCCGAAGAAGAAAGTCTGACGCCTTAATTTCCGAAGCCAACTCATTCAGAGCATATATTGATGTTCGTAGACCTCGGGCTTTAATATCACATTCACTCAGCGCCTTAAATGTTGTAACTCCAAGTCCGATCAATCGAGTTCGTCGAAGGAGAGTATAATTGAGCGGCTCGAGTTCTTTACAGAGAAGGTGAGAATGAAAATAAGATCCGGGATAAGCATCTTCCTGAAAAGAAAAGATTAAGATACTATACCGTTTCTCTGAAATTCTCCGAAGAAGTTCCGGAAGAAAATCCGGAATCTGGCAATGAAATGAATAGGATGATAATGGCGACTCGCGGTTTTTCTGAACAGTCTCATCAGAAAGAGATTCTGCGAGTCTCACACTTTGCGTATTCCATGTAATCGCGAGAATTGATACCATGCGAACCTTTAATACAAAAAAGAATTCTCTTTGTATTTCAATCAAACTTATTCAAACCAAAAGTATTTAAATTGGATTGACTGATTTCCCAATTTGAATTCATTTATTTTACTTTAAAAAAACTTTAATGAAATGGTCTCGAAAAATTACCCCTTAAACAGATGCTCGTTGACATGTTTTCTCTTACAAATGACGGGCATTTCTGTATAAGTGACCATAATGAGACGTGGAACTTTGAAGATCTTATATCCCAAATGCAGACTCCAATCATCTTTGGGGAAAATGAGGATGCCATCTATTTCGACGGACTCCGCTGCTGTAAATACACTAATTTTGTCTAATTTCTATTCTCTTTTCTCTCGAAAGACGATAGAAAGATTTTCGATGGAAATGAAAATTTTTGAGAGTATTTCAAGATTCGATTAAACGTCGGTTCATGCTTTACTTATACTTAAGAGTTAATCATACTTATATTTCCCTTCTTTTCGAACAGAAAAATAAGGACTGGCTAAATAAGAACTGGTACAAAATCTCCTCCGATCCAGATATCACATGGAAAATCGTTCTCTCTCATCTCGAATGGCCGTGGAATTGGAACGGACTCTCCTTAAATCCAAACGTTACATGGGAGATTGTGAGAGAGTATCCGGATAAACCTTGGAACTGGTTCTCTTTAACGATTGCGGCCAATCCGGGAATAGTTATCCGAATTCAGCGCTGGTATCGAGTTCTGTATCAACGGAAGTTAAATGCTTGCCGAAGAATTCGGCAATGGTGGTTGTCAGTCTATTACCGACCCGGACGAGCTTATTATCATCGGATTTTCGCCAAGTTTCAAAACTCTTTCCAACAGACTTCCGACTCTTGACAGTTACTTTGGAATCCATCCGAAGTAACTGTTCCCATCAAATGACTATCTCCTCTTTTTTTTTTCTTCTGTTTCGAAGAGAAATCTAGAAAAGGCCACGATTCCAGAGGTCATAGCGCGTGCCATCTTGAGAAAAAACTGTAATTTGGGAGTCGTTCAAATTGGGCAATGACATAATAGTAGGAATGACCTGACTACTATGGAGTATAAATGTAACTTCGATAATTTCTTGAGGGTCATACGAGATGACTTCCCATGTGTCATCTTCAATCGGATGAAAAATCAACTTACTCTGAGGTGTTTGAACGAAGATTTCAATAATGTTCGGTTCATAGACGGCAATCTCGAGAGCCTCCAGAACGAGATCCAACGTTGGAATATCATAACTATAGATATAAACTCCCGAAGCGTACTGAGAGCGAAAAGGATAGGATGACCGGAGAAATTTATCAAAAGTAAGTCGTGGCATGTTTTTCTTTTCGGAGATTTTTTCCTTCATAATTAATTTATAATTATCCTCATCGAAATAATATTCTACATTGCAAGTATATGTACGAGGACAAACTCTCGAAGATAGGGATATCGAATATCGTCGAAAAAAAAAGGTCATCGGAGACTCTGATGAGATGTTTGTCAATCCTCGATATCCAAGTCGATTTCAATTCCGTGTCGAGAAAAGTAATGAAATCCTAGCTTCGAGGAAAAAGAAAGAGAAGAAGAAAAAGAAGAATAATCATCATAAAAAGAAGACACAGATTTCCATTTCTGACAACCTGGAGATTTGAGGATTCTGTCGGCGGAGATTTTAACTTTTGGATGATAATTTGAGTATATGGAGGAGCCAGAGGAACGGCCTTAATTTCAGCAGGACCATCATAGACGAGTTGCCTTTCCTTGACAGTGAGTGGAAGTACTATAGTGGTTAATATTACACGAATACCCGATGGAATTTTAATTGAACTAATCGGACCGATATAAGCGAAATCCTGCATTTTACTAGTCTCTGTTGGAAGGAGTTTGATTTCATACGGTTTACCCATAAAGTCAGGCCTTACGTAAACACGGACGACAGACTCTTCAGACTCCGAGAGAGGTGGAGTTTCCGGGGGAGGCTGTGAAGAACGTTTATGTTTTGCTCCCATATTAAGATTTTATTCCTACCAAAGATTTTTTACGAGTTAATTCTGATCTGGAGTCTTCCTTCTCTGATTTCGGAGATATATAATTAAGATCGAATGCCGATCGATTGACGTTTCACTTGATCCTGTATCTTCGAAATCAGAAAAGAAAGATTTGAGGTTTCCTTTCCTTTCCTGATTTACTTGATTAACTTGATTAAGGGAAGGTTGAGGACGAGGAGCGTTTGAAGAGGAAAACAAGAAGAAGAATAAAAAGAAGAAGAAAAAGAAGAAGCCAAATTCCTTCCTTCTGAACAGCCTGAAGGTTTGAGTTTGAAAGCTTGGTGATTGTTATCGAGAAGACGGTACCTGAAATAGAGTCTAATTTATATGGACCATCTTTGATCAAGGGGGCAGCAAAACCCGCCCTTTGTATTTCCACACGAACTCCCGCCGGGATTTCTAATGATTTGATAGGAACTGTTGGTTTTTCGATAGTGCCAGTTTTACTATAATAGACTGGAGTGCCTTGAAATTCCGGCTCCGGATAAGCAACGACTAATGGAATTTCTTTTGAAGTTTTTGCAGTTTCAGTTATTGGAGTTTCTGTTGGAGGTGAAATTGGAGTTGAATTTTTTGCTCCCATATTTAAGATTTTATGTCTATTAAATTTTTTTTCTGAGTTAAACTCGATGAGCGAAACTTTCTATGATTACAGATTTTAAAGTGAAAAGATGTTACCTCTTTCCTGGTTTGGAGAATAAGACAAACCAGAAAAGAGGAATATGTGAAGTCGATTACGTGTCGAGAAAGATAGAAAAGTGTCTGGAGAGGATGGGGAGGGGAGGTATATGAGAGCTATTTCCAAGGAAGTCGAAATGAAATGAGAATTGGGCCTACGAGGACTATGAACACCTGAAAAGGAAGAAAAGAAGGAAAAGAAGAACGATCATAAAAAGGATAAGAAGAAGCAATATGCATCTGTTTTGAACAGTCTGGAGATTTCTTTGTCTTAGAGAAGGCGAACTTGGCGTTCGGACTTCAATGGAGGCGTTTGAAGGAATCGAGAAAGATTGGTATTCCTTTGGTCCATCGATAGTAATGACGGCGGTACGTCCGGTCGAAGTAGGATATCGGAATATCACATGAAATCCTGATGGGACTCGAATTGACTTGATAGCAAAAGGGGGACTAAAGATACCACCTGATACATATTGATGTATATTTCCAAGATAGTTTTCTTGAGAATAAATAATAACAGAGGGTTTCGGAGGGGAACTGACTGAAGGAGAGATTCGTTTTAGATTCGATGCCATATTCCTTATTCCTAAAGATTTTTAAGAAAAGGAGAAATGTATATTTTGGAATTTATTGTACCAAGCTAAATTAGCGATCGGAATATATTAATGAGGTATTTCCGATATCAGATAATTGGAAACTCAGTTGAGATGTCTGCAAATCCACGACTTCTGATTTGATTAAGAGAATTGAGCATGTGAGAATATATCGATGGCTATGAAAACCTGAAAAGGAAAAGTAAAAGAAGAATAATCATTAAAAGAAGAAGAAGCCATATTTGTCCGTTTTTCATAACTTGAAGATTTGGAGATTCCGGAAGAGGAGTTAAACGAGTGACTCTAACTATATAAAATTGAGAGGGGTCGGGAATGGAACTGAATTCATATGGACCATTAATTTGTACTTCTCGAGGGGGGAGCTTGGGAGGTGTGTGTAATGTTACACGGAAACCCGATGAAACTTTAAGAGAACCCAGAGTTAAACCAATAATACTGAGATTTTGAAATCCAGATGAGTCAACTACATGAGGGATTCCTTCAAAGTTTGGTTGACTATAAATAAGAACAGCAGGTGATACAGAGATATTTAATGGAATTGGAGATTCCGATGGAAATTCCGATAGAGATTCCGGTGGAGATTCCGATGGAGACGGAGAAGAACGTTTATGTTTTGCTCCCATGTAGGGTTTATATTTTTACCAAAGATTTTCTTTGAGTTTATCTTGACTCTATCATACGATCGAAGAAAGGAATATCGAAGTATCTGCCGAGTTGGTATCCGAAACTCAGCAGAGATATCTTGTTGAACTTGAAATATGGTGGAATCTATGAACGCTTGAAAAAGAAAAGAAGAAGAAGAATAAAAAGGAAAAGAAGAAGAAGGAGCCACATGCCTCCATTTCCGATAACTTGAAGGCGAGATCCTCCTTCCTCCATCGTGGGAGTCAATGGAGAAGAGGAAGAAACTGTAATTCTGGTGATTTGTTTTGTAATTTTGTCGATGATCGAACGACCTTTGATGGTAAAAGATGATCCGTCAGATGCGTATAATGTCGCACTTGAACCATCTGGAACAAAAATTGAACGAATAGAGGCTATGGAGCATGTTGCGGATGTTAAAGGTATATTGTGGGTGCCAGGGCGTAAATGGCATGGCGTACCTTTAAGGGATTCTTCCGGGTAAACCAATACCATAGGAGTGCCGACGACGACATTTGCCCCCGATGAAGGAGCTGGTAATGCTATTGCTGAGGGAGCTGGTTGTGCAGTCTGAGAAGTTAAAGGTCTGACTTCGATTATAGTTAATGGAGGTGTGTCAGAAATGAACTCGAGTGAGCTAGGGCCAGCAATAGATTCAACTCGTGACGGGGAAATACCGGGAGGTGTTCGTAATGTTACAAGGACACCCCATGGAACTCTGATGGAACGAACAACGAAATTAATGGGACTAAGATCATGGACCCCGGAGCGAAGTGGATAATGCATTCCGGTAAATTTCGTTCCACTATAAACGTCGACAGGATCTGGCGAAGTTGATGGAGGAGAGGGAGGAGTAAACGCGGCGACTTCGATTATAGTTAATGGAGGTGTGTCAGAAATGAACTCGAGTGAGCTAGGGCCAGCAATGGAGTCGAGTCGTGACGGAGAAATACCGGGAGGTGTTCGTAATGTTACACGGACCCCCGATGGAACTCTGATGGAACGAACAACAAACCTACCGGAACTAAGATTAAAGACGCCGGTAGAGCCCATCGGATATGAAGTTCCGGTAAATTTCGGTCCACTATAAGCGATGACAGGATTCGGAATCTTTACAGTCTCTGGCGAAGTAGATGGTTGAGCAAGAGTAGGCGTGGTGACTTGAATTTCGTTGTTGCTCAAAGAGAGAGAGGAACGTGCATCGGGGCCAGAAAGGACAAGAGGACCACTAAGTGTTTGTAAAGTCACTCGGAAATTGGATGGAACGGTAATTGATTTGGGAGTAAAAGGGGGATAATAGGTACCAGCTGACTCATATCGCTGGAACTGTTTATTTTGGTCATAACCCTCTCCGGAGTAAACAATAACAGCGGGCTTCGAAGAGGAATTGGATGGTGGTGGAGAACCGGAGGGAGAGAAACCGGGAGAACCCGGGAGACCGGAGGGAGAGGAACTGTAAGGGGTGATGCTTTTTCGTGATGCTGCCATGTTTCGAAAGTGTCTTTTCTATCGGGAAGAATTTAAATCGTTAAACTGGTAAAATCTTTTAGTTATTGGATGATTTGAAGATGAATGGAGAGAAGAGAGTCAGAGGCGATAATTGTGGATGTAAACATGAAGGTATAGTTGTGTAACAGTTGATAAAATCTATCAACTGTTAGGACAGATTGTATGAATAAGTTGATGTATCATGTTGAATTGAATAGGAAGACTGGAGGGGTTTTTTTTGAGAGAGTTGAAGAGAAAAGATAACAGAGATTGAGAATGTTGATTTAGGAAGAGGAAGAGGAGGATCTTGATGAAAGAAAGAGGAGAAAAAGAGAGGAGTCAAGGAAATAATATGAAAGAGGAAAAAATTGGAAAATAGAAAAATTGAATTGAATTGAAGAGATAAATAAAAAATCAATTTCTCATTATAAGGTAAAGATGATTCAACTTGATGATTTGCTAGAGTTTTATCCTGATCCGGACGTTCCGAATATACAGGAGATAATATCGAGTAAGAAGGAGTTTAGAGAACTTGCGTCGACGCCGACGGAACCGCCTCCGACACGACCGGGGATGTTTTTTAAACATCAGGAGTTGATTGGTCGATTGATGCTTTTTCTTGATCGGTTGTTTTTATTTCATCGGACGGGGACGGGGAAGACGTGTGCAGTTATTCGGGCGGCCGAGGAATTCAAACGACGATTTCATGAGAAAAAGAGTAATATTCGAAAAACATATATTATAGTTTATGGGAAAACGTTGAAAGAGGAGTGGAAGCGACAAATTTTGTGTACGTGTACATCGGAAGAAGACGGATATATGACGGATCTTGTAAAGAAATCAAAGCCTGGAAAACAACGAAGAAGTAATATTACAACAGCTATTAAGGTGTGGTATAAAATTAAGACTTTTCGTCGGTTTGCGAAAAAATTTAATAAGAATACGGAGGGTAAGACAGAGGCAGAGATTAATGAGTATATCATAAGAAAATATTCAGATTGTCTTATTGTTGTTGATGAGATACATAATCTTCGAACGGATCCGGCGGCTGGTTTAAATGAAACGGAAACGAAGCTAATTTATAAGGTACTGTGGCGTATTTTTCATCGGATGAAGAGATCAAAGGTGATATTGGCGTCAGCGACACCGATGATTAATAACGCGAGAGAGATTGGACCGCATTTTAATCTTATTCTTCCGGAGAATCAACAGATTCCGGTTGACTTTGATTATGATAGAGCGACACTTGAAGACTTGGAGCCGTATTTTCGAGGGAGAATCTCATATGTTCGGGAACTGGAAACGGGAGCTGTTCCGATCTTTATCGGAGAAAAGATTAAGGTTGATGATCCAATGTCGAAATTAAGAGTTGGAGACAAACTGATCGATCCTCAGACGGTTGTCTATGCGACACGCATGGGTGATATTCAAAATGACACTTATCAAAAATATATGTCAGGAGCATTGAGAGAACTTATTAGAGAGGAAATGAAATCTGATATTTCAAGATTCTACTCGATCGAGAGAAAGATTTCAAATTTCGTGTTTCCGGACGGAAGTTTCAGTCGGAAGAAGTCATTTGATAAATATGTTATCAAGATTGATAACACACATTTTCGGGCGAAGCCGGAACTTGAACGGATGTTGCGAGATTTGGATCAACTCGAGAGATTGTCATGCAAGTTCGCGAATGCGATACGTCTTTGTAAAGAGGCGAGGGGGAACTGTTTTGTTTATTCCGAGTTCGTTGAAATGGGAGCGGTTCTTCTTGGGCTTGCCTTTGAAGCTCAAGGGTTTGAGCGGTTTGATTCGGCGAGTTCTGTATTTGTGTCCGAAGAAGTCGGGATGGCTCCGGTTCCGATATGTGCGCCCCCGACTCAAGTGACGAATCGACGTATTACGATTCCGAAGAAGGACAGATATGCTCTTCTTCTGGGAAAGACGACCAATGCTGAAGTGGAAGCCATGATGGAGGTCTTCAATAGTCCAGAAAATGCTCATGGGGAGTATATCAAGGTTATGATTGGTTCTCCCGTTAGTCGAGATGGAATTAACTTGGCGAATGTGATTTCGGTTCACATTATCTCAGCGGCATGGCATCCGAGTGGCACATATCAGGCCATAAGTCGGGCAATTCGAGCGACAAGTCACGTTGTTCTTCTGGAAGAGAAGAGACAGCAGATTCAACAAGAGAGAGATGAGGCTCTTCGTCAACTTTCCCAGAGAAACCTGCCTCCCGACGAACGGAATCGTCAAATCAAAGAAATTCATGAGAGATATGATCCCTCAAAGGCGAAGATATTCATTGAGATTTATAAACACGCGGCGGTGGCTCATGATGACACGTCGACAGATGTCTCATTCTATATTCTGTCAGAACAGAAGGATGTCACAATTCGTCGGATGGAGCGTTTCATGAAGCAATGTGCAGTCGATTGTCACATTCACAAACAACGAAACATTCGTCCAACTGACGTCGACTATACTCCCGAAACTGACTATGACGTTCGAGACTATTCGTGTGTATCACCCCTTCCAGAGTATGAGGATACATCAACATATGATGTTTACTATGCCGATGGAGAGATAAAGAAGGCGCAAGATGATATCATGAGTCTCTTTAAACAAGTCTTTTCCATTCAACGGGAAGACTTATATTCTCATCTTAATATGTACCGGCCGCGTTTTATCGACTTCGCATTAGAGAATCTCATATATCAAAAGGTTATCCTCTATGATCGTTATGGATTTCCAAGTTATCTCCAAGAAGAGGGTTCGACACTCTTTTTACAAAGAGATTTTCCCGTGGGACAGATTCGGAGTTCGTACGCGCAATCCTATTACACATCGACTCTTCTCATCAGGCGAAGTACAACCTTACCCGAATATCTCACAGAACTTCAAATGGCTCAACAACAAGAAATTATAGCTCAGATTGAACGAACGAAACCGGATGATCCGGTCTTTAATCAACTTATCGGAAATCTTAACTTAGAAAGTCAGGCTCAGCTTCTTGAACGGTGTATTACTCTTTCCTATATTGAAAAGGTCTCTCTTTCTCAGTTCCCCTATATTAAAGGAGTACTTGATCGGTTCCGTCTTGTCTATTATGCGGATATTTCGGCTCCGAGTGCAGAGATTGCACGTCGAGCTCAAGAATCGGCCAATCGCGGAAAGAGTCGAGGACGAAAGCCTCGAGAAAAAGACATTCCTTCGACTCCCCGACGAGAACTGACCTCGTCTCCTTCACCTCTCGTCGAGAATAACACGGAGAAGGTTTACCTTCACACTCTCTATAGTCAGGTCTATGATCGAAAGTCCTATAATATTACATCTCAACTCGATCGCCCAACGGGTCGAATTCGTATTCTCAAACCATCCGAGGGCATCGGTTGGAGAGATACAAATCCATATGAATATACCATCTATAATGCAATTATTCGATCCCGAAATGAGGATCGACGGAAAGAGCTAGGTACGCATAAAGGTATCTTCGGCTCCGTCTTATCAGACAATAAGTTCCGCATTCACTACGTGAAGGAGGATGATTCGAAAGCCCGTGATTTGAGAACAATCTCAAGAGGTAAGGAATGTACTACTTGGAAGAAATCGGATCTCATCGAAATTCTTTGGCAACTTCAAATTCCTCCTCCCATAAAACATCCCCTCTTTGAGGAAGTGGAACTTGAGAAAATGGATAAAGAGGAAGAAGAGGCCTTTCGCAAGGAACGCATTGAATATCTTCTTCGAGAAGATTCATCCAGAGATCGAAGAAGTGAATTTGAAAATTTTTCCAATGAACGACTCGAATTCTACTATCGTTGGTATTCAAGCCGAGAAAACCGCGAAAGTATGTGTAAACGCATCTTCGATTACCTCTCCAAGAAAAATCTTATTCTCGGAACACGTATCACCGATTAACACACTTCGATATTAGATCCTCTTAACGATCTAATATCGTTCTCCTCTCTTTACTTCGAATATTTTTTCAGTTCACTCTGTACCAACCTTCTTATCACTTGCGGATCCACGTTCTCCCCTCTCTCAATCTGTTTGAGAATGTTTTGTAACTGTTCCTCCGTTAATCCCTCCTCTGTTGATGTCTCTGTTGATGTCTCTGTTGATGTCTCTGTTGATGTCTTAACGTCAACTTTGACGGATGAAGACGTATCCGACGATGCCTCTACGTCGACTTCAACGAATGGAGAAATATCGGAAGAAGATGATGTCTTTCTCCCAGAAAAACAGAGTCTCGGTCGGGTCATCATATCGAAAAAGGTGTCAATCTCCTCAAACAAATCTCCCTCCCAACATCTCCCCGAATATCGATCAAAAAGCGAACGGTTAAATAACCACGTCGGACGAAAGAATAACCGTCTCCATCTCCCATATCTATCCTCTTCCTCTTCTCGATCTCTCCTTTCTCTCTGTTCTATCGCCTTTATGCACGGTGAAGACAACATCGGAGAAAAACTCTTCAATATACCGTCGGAAATAACACTCCACTTACATAATTGCTCCGAAGTCGGATCGGTTATCTCAACAGAAATCGAACTCTCACTGCTCTCCTTAATCGGAATACCTTCTTTCTCAAGACGTTCCCGAATCTCCCGAATCTCTTGGACTGGGGCGTTCCTTATCTTTAACCTAATATGTCCTTTCATTTTCTTTTCTTTTTCGGCAAAAACCCCACAAATATTAAATCAATTTTATCTCTTCCTCCCCCGAAACTAGTTTCAATAGAATGCAGAAGGATATCTTCTCCTTATTCTAGGAGAAGATGATGAAATAACTCCGTCAGTTGATCCTTCACGTTTAACGGAACCTGTTCCTGTCTTTCTCAAGGCCTCTGCAATTCTTTGAGCAAGTCCCCCTCCTGTCGATGTCATTTTCTCTGTCAGGGGAGGTTGAGATTCGGGTTTCTTTAGAAGTTGAGATTCGGGTTTCAGGGGAGGTTGAGATTCGGGTTTCTTTAGAAGTTGAGATTCGGGTTTCATTGGAAGTTGAGATTCGGGTTTCAGGGGAGGTTGAGATTCGGGTTTCTTTAGAAGTTGAGATTCGGGTTTCAGGGGAGGTTGAGATACGGGTTTCATTGGAAGTTGAGATTCAGCCTTCAGGGGAGGTTGAGGTTCGGTTTTCTTTGGTTTACGAAGAAAGAAGACAAAGAGGTAGATTAAGATAAGCATGCCGAGACCTCCGATGGAGAGAATGGAGGCTCCGATGGCATAGTTATAACTATTGAGGGAGAGAGTGGGTTGACTTGATGAAATTCGAGTTGCGGCAATAATGGAGAGGACTCCGGATATTATAATGATAATAAACGTGAAAAGACCCAATGATCCGGTAACAAATTTCGATGATCCTTTATTTCTCCCGTAGACAAAAGTCAAAACGAGAAGTACGAAGATGAGGAAGAGACCAATAAATGCGACGACACTGGCCCACATTAAATAATTGCGAGCTGATCGGAGAAAAGGATCGGTTGTGATTAGAGGCTCACGCGAAACTGATGACATGGCGAGAAGATCAAAGATTCCCGTCATTAAAATGAGAATAACAGCGACAGAAAGGATAATGATATCGAACATTGCCACCATAATTTTAATCAGGAAAAATAATTTAATTCGTTTCGAAGGTTTTCGAAAACGATCTTAAAACTTGCCATATCTAGGGAAAAACATTGAAGAGATGAGTTCTTCGAAACTCAAGAAAAATGCCCGTAAAAAGCTTGCCCATTCAAGTTCGGGGAAACCGGTTAAGATCTGTCTGAATATGATTGTTCGAGATGAAAAAGACAATATTATTCGATGTTTTAATAGTGTCCGGCATCTTCTTGATGCCATTGTCATCTGTGATACGGGATCCGTTGACAATACTCCGGATCTTATCAAGGAATATCTTCAGAAAGAAAATCTTCCTGGAGAAGTTATCTCTCGTCCCTGGACAAATGACTTCGGTAAAAATCGTACTGAAGCTTTGCGCTATGCGGAGGAGTTCATTCAGCGCCATGACTCGACAAGTCAGTTTACTTGGTACGTAATGTTTATGGATGCCGATAATCAAGCTTTTGCCTATGATGGTAAAAGCAAGTTTCCGTCAACGTGGAAATCTAACCTTCATCATGACTGTTATGACGTTGAAATGAGAAATGGTAATGCCTCATATCACTATCCCTGGCTCATCCGTGTGGACCCGGAAAAGAGATGGAAATGGTGTGAACCTCGTCATGAATATCCAGCTCCGGACGGCGACTGGAAGGAAAATAGAGCCACCATTACCGGAGGCTATGTCTATTCAGGACGGGAGGGCTTTCGATCTAAGAACAAGTGGACTTATCTTGAAGATGCCTTTGCCTTTCTTAAACAGATTCGAGAGGAACCCACAAACACACGAGCGGTCTTTTATGCGGCTCAAAGTATGCGTGACTGTAATAATTATGATCTTGCCGCTCAACTTTACAAGCGTCGAGCCAGAATGGGTGGCTGGAACGAAGAAGTTTATATGAGTCTTCTCTATCTCGGAACTCGTCGTTTTATGATGAAAAAGTTCGATGATAAGACGATTGGCATTTTTCTCGACGCCTTAGATAAGTGTCCCCAACGATTTGAAGCTCCCTACTATCTTATTATGATTTGGCGTCTTCAGAAGAAGTTTCGCCTCGGTTGGGAACTTGCCAAACTTTACATCGACGCGACACCTCCAACGAATTCCCTCTTTGCCGACATGGACATCGTTGACTGGGGACTCTATGATGAGGCCGCTATCTGTGCCTTCTATGCCGGAGATAAGGACAAGTTTAAGGAGTTGTCTAATCGTGTCCTTTCCTCAAAACTGGCTCCAGATAATATTAAAGAGCGTGTTAGAAAGAATCTCCAGTCCTTTGGTTAATCCAATTCCTCACAACCGATTTCTAATCTGAAGGTGTCTTCTTGTTATTTTCTTTCGAAGAAAATCTGTCAATCTCGGTCTCGTCATTCTGATAGAGTAGAATAAGAAGTTGTGATCCGTAATAGCCGGTCTGTTGGGAGAAATTGGAAAACAGATCTAACATTAATGAATAAGTGTCGGAAGTGTAGTCCCAAATTACCGGATGAATCTTCTCCTTTGACTTGTAGAGTGTCAGATGAGAGGCATTGCGTTGATTAAATATAAAGTAGAGAGTCGCATTATCCTCTAAAAGAAGACTCGAAAAAAACGGCTTTATCGTCGTATAGTCTTTCTCGTATTTCCGAATATCCTCTTCTCTTAACTCGTACGGAGACGAAAAATATAACCACATCTGATTAAGAAGTTCAGCCGTATAATTGGAGGAAAGAATAAGTCTGCGAGCGAGAAGTTTCATTGTTCCAGTCAACTTTTTAGACTGGAACAATGATTTCTTTGATCATTCTTTCAAAACTAAACTTTTCCAGATTTTTCGAATATTATTGGTAATTCGCCGAATCTCCTCTGATGAAATATTTCTTTCTCTCTCGACGATACTTAAATAAAGTTTAAGAGCATGAGAAAGTTGACCAAGATGATAGAGTGTTACAGCAACCTTCTCCAAAAAAATATAGGAATAGAGTTGAGGAATTGGATGATATGTCGCCACTGTTGGAAGAAAAAAATAGGACTTCACTTCCTCATAAACAGAGAGAAGCTCCGGATCCTTCCTCTGACACAGACGAGAAATGACAGAATAGAGAGGCTCAAGACGTTGCCTTTCATGACATAACTTTATTCGCTCCTCTCTTGAAAGATCTCGTCCAGGTCTTCCAAGAAGAAGCCACTCCACCTCCTCTCGAGAAAGAGCATCACTTTTCGACTGACTTAAGAGTTGGCGAAGCAGTTTAACCGGATACTCATCGGAATTGGTATACACTTGATAAAGAAGTTCATTCACAGCCGTGTTAATGTCTTCATACGATCGGATAGCGTTATTGAGAATATATGCAGAAACGTCATTCCCAATATGAATACATTGATGAGTCAAGTCGACATATACTTTCAACCCAAGAAAATATGCCTTCGCCCCTTGATAAAACTCAAACTCATTGATATCGAGAAAGAGGCCAATCTTTCTCATATCCAAAATATTGTAAAGTGACGGATTTAAGGTGAATCCAGGCCACCAGTATCCAGTATACACGTAGTCTTTTCGTTCGACTCTCTCCGCAAGATCGTCCCGTCCTATCTCCCGTAAAAATGAAATATACATCTCCCGACAAACATCTAAGGAGGCGCTGGCACGGATGGGCTCAAAGGGAATCGCCTCAACATATGTCAAACCCTTCTCCACATAGGGGAGATACTCACTTCTCTCGTTCTCGTTAAGAAACTTGACCTGAAAACCATTCTTCTCCGTCAGAAATGTCACAAGTTCTTTGACCGAAAACGGGCGATCGATTTTCCAGTCATCCTCCCACTGAAGGACATACTTCGTCTTTACTTCCTTTAAAATAATGTTAAGACTTGAAGCATGACCACTTTGACTCGGTTCTTTCCAGATAAATTGGAAAAACGGATACTTCTCCTTCATAAGAGCTCTATCCTCTTCCGAAGAGTTATCATCCACTAAAAGATAGGTGGAAATCAAGGAAAAGTCAATACACTGCTTAAAGAAGGACTCCATCGTCTCTATAAAGTGGTTAAGACGTCGACATGTCGTCACGGTAAATGTCACATCAAGCTTTTCCTCCTTCAATGAATGACAGTCCATTTCCCGTTTATAGATGATCCACTTATATTTAAGACTTGAGAGATATATCTGTCATCTTGACAATTCCTTTTCCGTTAAGATGACAGATGAACTCGACGTCTAACTAAACTGGATATCGGAATCATCAATCCCCGGTACTCGTGCAATTGGAGATGTGGCAAGACAGGGCTCCACAAAATAAACATTAAACTGTGAAAAGAGCTTATATAGCCAATAGTCAATCGCATGGGCAATTCCATTACGAGCCAGCGTAACAAGTTTTGTAGCACAGTCTCGAGAGATGATATAGGCGAAAGTTCCTCCAATATAGTTAGAGTACCATCTGTACTTCTCATCATCGGGACGCCACTTAACCACAAATACTTTCTTTTCTTCGTCCGTTTCGGTTTCGACATATCTATTCTGAAGATGAGCTCCAAGAAAGACGATGTCCCAATTTTCCTTTTGAAGAACATCTCGAAGAAGTTTCCGAAACATATCGACATCAGAAGCCTTTTCCGTGACAAATGGAAACATAAGAGTGGCATCATCCTCACAGATGAAATATGCCCGATGAATACGATCCTCTGACAGCTGTTTCCACAGAGTGAGATGACTTAAAGCACATCCAATCACACCTGGTCGAGTGTTGAAATCGTTACCTTCAAACAGTTTTAAGATGTCTCCTCCCCGAGGTCCAATGTACGAAAGAATGGAAGGACTCGACGCCTCCGGGGTAAGATTGAGAGTTCGTCCATCAATCGCTGGAAATCGGGTGAACTCCCAGTACTCCCAGTTTTTCTGAATAAAATTGGAGTATCGGTCGGGCCGTCGATCAAGATTGATGACATAACCCGGAATATGGACAATGGGAAGAAGTCTTTCAAGGGTGGGAAACAGCTGAAGTCGAGATAGAATCTCCTGTTTGGCTTGACGAATATAGGGAAGACGTTTTGACCACTCATCCTTGTTGAGAGTCTCCTTGATGATGTCGACACATGTAGCGGGATCTTCAAGAGGAAGTCGTATAAAGGCCTGTGGATGAAGATAGAGTTCAAGATTTGGACATCCCCAATAGAAACAGAGACATTCTGCCAAGATCGCATCGACAATCTTCTCCGTATAGTAGTTGGAAATCGAGGAATTTTCCGCAGCAAAAGTGTACTTATACGGAAGAAGACCTTTCGACTTGTTATATTTTGGAAGAGGTCCCTGATAAGACTTAAACTGATGCTCATTGTCAAATCCGAAGATGTCAATCGGAGGAACGTCATCTCTCGACTCATAATATTTTAAAAAGTCAATTCGCAACTTATGTCCACGATCGAAATATTTCGATGACACAATCGCCGAAAAGAGTTTTGTCTTTTCCACGGTAATGTTCTCCTGGATCTGTTTAGCCAATTCCGAATAGCTTATCCCAAGATGCCAATCGGGACAGTTGGGAAAGCTGTCATATCGGCGAACATGAAGAAACTGTGTCGGATCGAGATTCCCCCAGAATCCCCATCTCTCTCGATTTTGTTCGGATATCGGCTCACTTTGAAAGACAAGAGTCCTCTCCGGAACAAATGTATCCGTCGGCCCTGGACATGACATGATGAGATAGTAGTCGGGAGAATCATGAGACACAAGTTTAATCCGATTCCACTGGTAATTCCCCTTTGTCTGCATGTTAAGATGGTCACAAAGAGCTTCACATGTATCAAACCACGCGAGAGGTTTAATTTCAATCGGAACATCCTTCTCCAGATCCAGAGCAACGCTATCTGACGAGCTGTCATTTATGTCTGAACTTCCATCGGTTTCGAATGAAGTTTGAATATATTGACACACATTGTTTAAGTCGTAGGCGTTGGAAAGAGAAGTCTCTCGTTCGGAAGTCAGTCGCCCAATGTGAAGACAATAGATGGCCGGAAAGAAACACGACTGATACCCCGCCTCAACATAGCGATACGCATATTCCATCTCAAAATGACACGGATCCTCACAATAGGGACCAATCACATCCCAAATATTCCGTCGAAACAGCGAGGGTCGAAGCGAGTAGAACGGCCAATACGCATTATGAGGCCCCGGATTTCTCTTCTCAAAGGCAGCCAGTTCTTTCGACTTCAGAGGATAATACTCATGAAGAATATAATTAAGACCGGTCGAAGTTCGATTCCAGTGTCCCCCAACAATGTTGTGATCCGCCTCTGTTTCAGCATAATTCCGATTAATAAGAACTTGTCCAATCTGAGGATTCTCTGAAATAATTAACAAGGCATCCCGAATATAGTGTCGAGGAGTAATAAACTGCCAATCATCCTCACAGGAAAAAACATAAGGTGTCTTGACTTCTTGACGAAGAATATTCATACTCTTAGCATGACCCTTTGACGATTGATCCTTCCAGATAAATCGGAAAAACGGATACAGTTCTTTCATCTTTTGACGATCCTCCTCCGAGGAGTTGTCATCAACACAAATAAATTCCGCAATAAGATTCAGATCAAGACAACACCGCAGAAATGAGTTCATGGTGCGTGTAAAAAGATCCAAACGCTTGCACGTCGTGATAGTAAATGTTACCGTCGCATTGGGATACTTGTACGGCAGATTCTTAACAATGTCTCCTGGATAGTCGGTAAAGTCGTTTTTACACTTGGAAATACAGAAAGAGAGGTTACCAATAAGACGTTTAAATGCTTCGGAATCAAGAGGATAATGATCGATAACATATATCAGAATTTCCAGACACTTTCGGTATCGCCCACTATAATAGGCACAGAGACTCCAGCTGTCCAGAAAATCTTGACTTCTCTCTTTCCAACGTTTCCGACACATCTTCTTGCCAAGAAGATATCCAAGAGAAGGATATCCTTCTCGATAACACCTCCAGAGAAGGGAGGTCGGCTCTTCTCCCGATTGATTCTGAGACAGGATAAGTTCGATCTCTTGAACTTGCAGTGTTGACATTTTCTTTTCGTCGACGTTTTTAACCTTTTTTCATTTTTTTTCAAAGACTTTCATATGGAAATGAGAAATGACCTTCTCCAAATCAAGACTCATTTCTCATTGCGATTTAATTGTCGGTTGAAACATTCTTGACGGTTTCATCTTTCGAAGGAGAATCTGGAACTGAGATTCTCTGGACCAGGGAAGGTTCGATAACATAGACCGTAAGATGAGGAAGCTGTTCAAGAAGCCACTGGTCAAAGGTACTCTCAATTCCCTTTTTCGCCCGACGAAGAAGTTTTCGAGCTCCCTCCTTGGTTATAATGTAACCGCTGATGTGTTCGTTTCGTGAGGTTTCAGATGAAAGAGACGTCTCTGTCGAGGACATTAAAATAATTGAGTAACGACTGGCTTTCAGATCGTCGGAAGTCTCGTTGTTCGAGGAATCGGATGTATGTCCTCCAAGAAAGAGAAGATCCCATGAAACTAGAACCAACTCACTTAAGATTGTCCGAAGTTTCCCGGAAAAGTTTGTACAAAAGATAATGTTATCGGGAAGGATCAGATAGGTGTCGATATCGGTATCATTAACAAGTTGTTTCCAGAGGTTAAGATGACTGGCAACATCAGGTCTCTCTTTCGTCGAGTTCTCGTCAACAACTGGAAATCTCTCAATGGGAGGCCACTCCCACTTAATTTGCGATGAGAGGTGACTCCACCGGTCGGAAGTCCCGTCGGAACTAACGACATATCCAACAAGATCAAAACTGGCATAGTTTGACAAAACTTTCTCCGCGACAGACTCCCATGTCTTGTCTTTCGCAAAAAGATAGTACTTTTCTCTCTCTTTTTCGGTAATTGTCTCAGCCCGTTCCAACGTTCGAAGAAGAAGATCCTTATACTCCTGGATAAAGGAGGGCAACTGACCCGTCGTTGAAGTGAGAGTGTCAATATTTTGGACTAGACACATAATATCTGATGTTGACCGGTTGACAGAGGGCGCCTCGGGATGAACTGTTTCATTGAGAGCCTCTCCTCGACAAATGACGGGAATACATCCAGCATATTGAGCTCGGAGGGCCGTAATACAGTAGACCTCGGGAATAATACACGGATAGAGCCAGAAACTCGATCGAGCGTAGGCCATCATAAGTTCCTCATGTCCAACGAGACCGTGTTCACGAACTCCAAACGGTTGAAGATCCGCAATTCTTTTCAGAATCTTGGCCTCCTTTTCCTTTGATAGAGTTCCCCAAGTGTTAGCTCCATAGTAGATGTCAAGTGTGACATCCGGAAATCTCTCAAAAATCGTTGGCCATATCTCCAGAAGAATCGAGAGTCCTCGACCATAGTTCGAACCATAGATACAGGAGCGGGGCGGTCGAGGAGTTCGATAGAGTTCACTCTCCGATTCCCTAAATGGCACCGGTATTCCATTGCCATAGATAATATTTGGATAGGAAGAAAACTGCGGATCGACCCGACAGTACTGTTGTCTCTGATACTGAGAGAGCCAGAGAACCCCATCAAGACCTTTCAGTTCGGGATGGGCCTGACTCAAAATATCATGAGGCCAAAGCAGAATGGTGGTTCCATGAGGAATAACCCGAGGAATCAACTGGGGATATCTCCAAACAATGATGATGTCATAGCCATCGGAAAGAGGCATAAAGGCATCATAGTATCTCGGATTGGCAATCTTGAGGCGCCAGGGAGAGTAACGCGGCGGCATGGCATAGATGTCAACTCGACAGTTAAAGTTGGCCAGTTCCATTCCAAGATAGACCACGGCCTCCTCTGACCCGGTCAGTCCTGTCGTCACCGTGAAAGGGTCCCAGGGTAAAAGACGCTGATCATAGGTGCACACAATCGCAACCCGTCTTCCCGGAGGCTCCTCACATTGTTCGAAGAGGGGAGCCACTCGATGAAAGGAGGTCATCAACTCCTTTAAAAAGTCTCGTCGAGAGATCAACAAGTCAAAGAACTCTTGGGCGACTGTCTGATACTGCTCTTTCAAAGTCTCACTCTGCAACTGTTTCGACAGAAGAGTGAGCAGCTCTTCATAATACCAAAACGATGTCTCTTTCAACTCAAAGAGAACCTTGAGTGCCTCCTCATTAAGTTCCTTCTCTCGTAAATGATCGATATAGTGTCGAGTGTCAATCCATGGAGATCCAAAGATGTCTGAATGGAATGACATCACCTCACTTAAAGACTTCTTCTGAAAAAGAAGATAGCGACACAACTGAATCAGAGAAGAGTGTGACCCCGTAAAGAAGGACTCATCTCCAACTCGCTGATAGCGAATGCGATCATCAAAGGTAGATGGAAGTTCCTTCATTAGAAGAGGATAGGTGGCATCAATCCATGCAAAATGTGTCGAAGAAAAAGGATTGAACATTAAAGCGTCATAGAGAAGCTCATACTTGGTCTTCTTTTTCTCACTTCCCGGATAAAAAATAAATCGAGTCCGTGAGGAATCCCGTTTCCTTTCCAACTTCTTCTTCTTGGAGAAAATAAAGACAATAATATTTTCCTCCAAAGAAAGAAGTTTCTTACTAATTTTGTCCTTACTGGATGAAACAACTGTCACCAAAGTACGATTCTGTGGCATCTCAAGAAGAGCATCAAGAGGAGGTGTTCCAGACGAAGCCTCCAGATAGCGGGACACATCTCCTCTCTCTCCCCGAAGATAGTCCTTAAATCCCCACGGCTTAAACAGGTTAAAAACGTCCGTCTGATCCGGCAGATTATGTCGAAGTGTCGTATCCAGACAATCACTCAACGCAAGGGGAGGAATGGCGATATATCCTCGAGAGTATCGTGTAATGTCTTCCGAGGAGTGTCCATCGATGAGTCCTCGACTGCAAGATATCTTCTTATCTTTTCTGATCAGAGGACTGATCGAATAAAAGTATTCTCGAGCCTTGATCGCGTAGTCTCGGGATATCCAGTACATGATTGTACCCCAGGTCCGGTCCGGTAAAATTCGAGCCAGGTTCTTTCTCTGAGGATCTCGACCAGCCCACTTAAACCCATAAAGAGATCCCGCCGTCCAACCCAACATCACAAGAGAAGTCTTCGCCGGAACATTATCAAACAACGTCAAATAGCGACAGGCAAAGTCATCGTGAAGCATGACATCATCCTCACAAATGATCGCCTCGTCATCTCCTGATTCAATAAACATCTGAAGTGCTTTATAGTGACTTAACATACATCCCATCACACACATGTGATGCTTAATTTCAGGCTCCGGAAGATCGACCGACGGAAAGTTGTCCGCAATAACGGAATCTGTCCACGGCACCGCCTCAACAAATGTTACATGAGATGTCAGTCCAGCCACCTTAAACCGATGCTCCATTCTCTCTCTTCGATCGACAGACGATTTCAAGTTGATACAGTAGATGGCTGGAAGTCGATCCGCCAACGACGAAAAGGTGGTCAAGAGTGATAGAAACTTCAACTCACTCTTATTCATATAACTTTCAGCGTTGAGAGGTGGATACGCAATAAGTCCCCGCGATTTGGCCGCGATCTCGTCAAGACTCGAATATGATTGGGCCTCCAAACTCTCTTGGGCAAAAGACTTTCCAATATAATAACATGTAATGTGAGTGATCAGGGGACTCATTGAAATCAGGTTCATCTTTCTTGGAAGACGTCCACTCCAGATGAGACTCCCACTCGGAGCCCTCTTGAGAGAATACGAAAGTGCAACAAAGGAACACCCTTCTGGAAGATTGGTTGAAAGGTGACTGACAACACTGACAATCTTCGAAAAGTCGATATTCTCACCAGAAGAAGGCTTATTTGGAGAAATCGGGGGTTCACAAAGAACAATGGCAAAAGAGTCAGGCTGATCACATAAGTATGAAAGAGCCTGAATGTGATCTTTAATTGTAATCGTCTCCGAAGTCACCGGAAGAACTGTGACATAGTTCGGATAAGTTCGCTCCGTCAAATGTGTCAAATAGAGAATTCTCATTTTTCATAGTCTCTCGTTTCCTTTTAACCTTCTCAAAAGAGAAGAAGTTCGACGATCGTCTTTCCTTTTTATCGAAACCTGAACATACAAAATGAAAAGCGAAATAAAATGAATTCTATTATCTATTAAAAATCTTAATACGTTACCGTGTCGAATAAAAATGTCCCTCTCTTCAATTGAGATCCCAATGTCAAATAATCTGCTCAAGGAAGAAATGAAAGAACGAGTAAGACAATGTATCGTCTATGGCTCTGTGGAACAAGGTCTCGCCCTCGACTTTATTTCATCTGAGGGCCTTCTTTCATGGCTCCTTGAAAATCCCGTCGATGATGACTGTTTAGTGGCATATCGTTCCCTATTGCGTCTCGGTCTCCCTCAATATGTGGAGAGACAACACTTTCTCAAACTGACTCGATATTCCGAATATGGTGCCATCTATCTTATGTCCGGGGGTGCTCCAAATGCTCCCTCAGCCTTAGAACCAAATGCCCCTCCAATTGTGGCGTGGCTCGTCGAATCAACATCAAAGATCTACTCTGACCCCAAATTTTGTGAAAAGATACAAGTCATAAGTCTTGAATGTCCTCCTCTGGAAAATCTAACTCTTGAACAGGTGTCTCTATCCATTCGTGCGGGAAATCGCCCCAATCTCGATCCCAACAAATACCGTCAACTTTATATTAACTGTGATCGCGTTCTTCCTCTCTCAGACTTCCTGGATGGCGAGCTACTCAAAAGTATCACCTCCCGGGGACACTTCTTGTTCTACTATGCACCAAAATACTGGGAACACGTTGGCTCCAAGATCTACTTTCCTCTCATTGAGAAATTGGTTAAAGAGTGTTCCATGTCTGGAACAACAAAACAAGACCTTATCAAGGTAAAGGAGCTCTTTCCTTCGCTTGAAACCAAACTGTTACAGTTAAGCGACCTCGCCTATAAAATCGCTATGCTTCCATTTAAAGTCCAGGCTTATCTTCTCGGCTTCCCCATTCAGTATGGTCTCCCCTCCAAGGAGATGATTTGGACAGCTCTTGAAAAGTTATCTTCTCTGGGAAAGAAGGCCTACAATGAGGTCCTTCGTGAAGAACAAAGAAGATCCATTGAATATCTCGTCCCATCCGTCTTTAATAAACCTGTCGAACGAAATGATAAAGATGTTCTCGATGAACTCGTCTATGATTATGTCCCCTTCGACCGTCTAACGGCTATTTGTGGAATTAATCTGTACCACTTCACACGAAATGAATTTGAAAATATCATTAAGACGGAGAAAAACATTTATACAGGAGAAACTTTGCCCTCCTCCGTCTTAGAAGAAGCTAAGGTTCGTCTTTCTCTTGGTGAGGAGTTTCAACTTCCCAAGTGTGCAACTTTTCTAACTCTTCTTGAGAAAGTTGAACATGACGCTCTCTTTGAAAACTCAGGCCCATCACCCAAACGACGCTCTCTCTATCAACAGTTTAATTTTCCTTCCCTTTCCCTCTCTTCAATTCCAGAATTTTCAGAACTGTTACGCCAATTCTCCGATGGAGGAATCGTCCAAACTACCCTTTCCTTCTCACCAGTTTAAAATACTCTAAAAGTATGGGCCCCACTATCGAGTCAATACGGTCAATCCATCCCCCATGCGGCCCCAGTAAGTCAGAATAATCTTTAACATAAAGTATCCTCTTTATTAAAGAGGAAAGAAGACTTGATCCAATTCCAGTTATGTAAATAACTGTGATTGTCCCAAGAGAATAACTCCTCAAAAAAACCATCAGAAGTCCCACATAACCCATAATGTACCCCTCCCACGTCTTTCGAGGTGAAATCCAACCAATGTAATGTCTCCCCACATATTTCCCAAGATACTGAAATCCATCCCCCACTTGACTTATCAGAATGACTCTTGATACCGATAAGGCATCTTGAAGATACTGATAATAAATAAACTCATTAAAGAGTACCATAAAACTCCCAAAGATAAAAACAAGAATAAAACGCCACTTCGTTAAAAGTCCACTCTTCTTTCGAGAAAACGAGGACTCTAACACTTGCCGATGTAAGTAGAGAACATCATACATCGTCGCCAATGTTGCCAACACATGAAACAACGTCGAAAGCTCGTAGGTAACACTCATCCAGAAAAGAAAAATAAGACCTCCCGCATACAAAACCCTTCGAAGTGTGTCCATCATCGAAAGTTTGAAGTTTTCTTTCCCAAAATTTCCAGAAAGTCTCTCATCAATATTTCGCGAAAACATTTTTTGAGTTTGAGAATGTTGATCTCATTCCTCCACTGATATGATCCGTCTCCATGTCCTTAATCTTCTCCATCTGATATCGAAGCTCTCCCGGTCGACTTAAAACCGTATAATACACCCGCCGAACTCCATATGATTTTAAAAGAGCAAGACACGACTTACACGGACGTGACATGGCGTAATACTCTTTCCCCTCAAGAGTATAAGCAATCCGAACAATATAAAGATCGTAAGACGCCCGATCTAACTTCTTTCCCTTTCCTCTTACCCGAAAAGGAGAGATGGGAAGATAAAAACCAAGACGGACATTGATAACATCTCGACAAGCGACCAAAAAAGTTTCGGAGACAGGCCCTCTCCGCATGAACGGAGGATCCAACAAACGTCGACATCTTGGTTCGATAGGAATTAAAGCCATCCGAAATAACACGATTGCCCTTAACAAGAATAGCCCCATGCAACATCTCCATCTCCCCCCTCAAAGCCATCTCCCGTGCACGATTAAACAACTTTTCAATCTTCGATGACATTCGACTTTGATTATCCTTCATCTTCAAAGATATTCTCATTCCGAAATTTCATTTTATCTTTCGAATTTCGACGAAAATTTCACCGATATTCTTCTTCTCTCCTTTCTCACCCTATCGGCGACTGCGACGATAGGTGAATTGAGGAATCGAAAACAGTTCGAAAATTCGATGAAAATCGTTCTTCCACATCCGAAATCTCAGAACACTCAAGACACGCTCGCGCTAGGTCAGACGGCTTAACGCAAGCGACAAGAGGTGTCTTTGTCACCTCAATCAAACGTTCCAGAGCTTTCTGCCTCATTTCCGAACAGGAAACCTCCTGACAGTAGCAACAGAAGAAGTCGTAACTCGTCGCCATATTAAGATCATAGTTGACAAGACGCAGAAGAAGAAGATTCGTCTCAAAAATCTCATCCGTATTAATCTGTGTCTCCGTCTGATGAAATCTTCTAAGCTCACTATATGTCATCAGGTTAGAATCAACAATACTCTGTGATATATCCATAAGAGACAGTTGAGCCTCGTTCGACAATTGTTCTCCTCCTGAGGTTTGCTTTATATAGGGAGCAACGACATCATACAGATAAGCAATGACAAAGTAGTTCCGAATATCCTTCTCATGTTGACGAAGAAAATTCAGAATACGTGTAAGATAGTCAGCTCGCGTCTCAAAATATCCTGGAGTAAGAAGTGTCTTCTCCTCGAAGGTCAAAAGGGGATAATGTTCAACCTCGAAAAGTTGGTCAAGTTGCGTCTTCCGAGAATACAACACCGACGGAAATTCTTTAAAATAAGAATGCTGAAGAACTTCTTCAACCGAAATCCTCTCTCGGGGATTAATTCTTAACATCTTCGAAAGAAGATCATACGCCATCTCATCATACCCAAACCGATACTGATACCTATAGAAGACAGAATCCCATGATGGAAGATCTTGAGGACATCCCGGAAGTTCGTACAAATGAGGCCACGTCTCCGCATCAGGTGTACCCATAATTGAGAAAATCGTCCCAAGTTGATCTGCCTCGGACCTCTCCGCAAAAAGGGGATGTCTCAAGTACATCTCAGCAATGATACACCCCAACGCCCACACCTCAGCCTTCTCTGTATATATATCTCCCATTAATATCTCCGGCGCTCGATACCAGAGACTGTAAACCTCATTTGTATACTTCGTATTAGGATCCGCCATGTTTACATGACGAGCTAAACCAAAATCCGTTAAAACAAGACGATCCTCTTTCTCAAAGTAAAGCACATTGTCAGGTTTAAGATCTCGATTCCAGATACTCCGACTCAAACAGTAATCAACTCCACACACAATCTGATACGCATAGTTCCGAACCTGATTTGGATGCAGTCTCGGTAAAAGATCAACCAGTGTCGCATCAGCCAATGGTAAGATCAAGTAAAACGCCTTCTTCCGAACAATAATGTCAAGAAGTCTTATGATATTCGGATGCTGATATCCCTTTCCTAAATAAATTAAAACCGACATCTCCCGAATAAGTCCCGTCGGTATATACTTATCTCCTCGATAGACCTCATAGGGAACCTTTTTAACAGCATAGGTAGAACTATCACTCTTGGAATACTTATACACCGTCCCAAGAGCTCCTCGTCCAATCTTCCCAATTCTCTTCCCATAGTGTCGTAAGGAACGTCGAGCTATTGCCAACGTCTCCATCTTAACCTTTTACATGTCGACTTACCTTTTTAAACTTGAAACTTATTCTCCAGAATTTAACACTTCCGAATAATTGAAGTTTATTTTAAAACGTCTTCTCTTCAGAAGAATTCGATCTCTTCTTTGACACTTTCAACGATGAATCTCTCTGAAACGCTGGCTCACTTTGAACTCTTCTATAACCTTGACGAATGTCTCGGAAAAGGAAGACTCAGTCACATATATAAAATATCAACCAAGGACGGTAAACACACATACGCCCTTAAACTCTTCCCCGTTGAAAACGTATCCTCTTCCTCTCTCGAAAATATTAAAACGGAGGGTCATCTCACCAAAAACATTAACTTTCAGAATGTCATCTCCTACTATGGAAGTTATAAGGTTGAACTGAAGAACCAACAGTTTTATGGTATTCTTATGGAGTATTTTAACGGTCGACCCTTATTAGACATTCTTTCTCCTCTCTCGGATTCCCTCATTCTTGAAATGATGAGACAAAGTGCCTCCGGTCTCTCCGAACTTCACTCTTCCGGAATCGTCCATCGTGATATTAAACCTGAAAATCTTCTCTGGAATGGTAAAAAAATTAAAATCATCGATCTCGAGTTCGCAGGTATGGAGTCGGGCATCTTCTCCTGTCGCGGAAGAAAAGGAACTCCTTACTACCTGAGTCCCGAAATCTTTCTCACAACTTCCGTCTCAATTCCCTTTAATATTCTGAAGTCGTCAGATGTCTGGGCTCTCGGTGTCACCTTCTATCATCTCATTCATAAAATCCCACCCTTCGGAGGAAATTCTTTCGACGAACTCCGCTCCAATGTCATTTCCCGAAACTTTCTCTCTCCTATCTTCTCCCCCACCTATCCCCGTTCCTGTCTTATCATTGAAGCATGTTTCGAACCAAAAGAATCCCGCCCATCAGCTCAAGATCTCGTTAAAATAATTTCCGGTCTTCTCAACAGTTCCCTCTAATCTCCTCATTAAGGAACTCTCTCATTAAATCGAAGTATAATATCAGTCTCTCTTCCTTCTTCGGAAAGACTGATATTATCTGAGAAACCCTCTTTCCAGTTCCCTTTCTTCCTATTGAATTTCTCGTTAATTGATATCGAGATCATAATTTCTCTTTCTTCTGTCAAAGATGAGTGATTATGACGAAAAAGTCACTCTTTGGAGAACACGACAAATCCTCACTCGTCTCTCCAAACTTAAAGGTCTCGATGCCACCAGTGTTATCACTCTTATCCTGCCACCAGGAGAACAAATCTCCAAGATCAACGCCAAACTTACAAATGAATACGGTACAGCTTCCAACATTAAAAGTCGAGTCAACCGTCTCGCTGTTCTGTCCGCCATCACCTCTGCCCAAAATAAACTCAAACTCTATAAGACCATCCCCAAAAACGGCCTCATCATCTTATCCGGCACCATCCTCGATGAACACAACAAAGAAAGAAAAATCTCTCTCGCTTTCGAACCCCCACGCCCCCTTGTTAAGTTCGTCTACCTATGTGATAACACGTTTCATCTCGAGTCCGTCCTTGAAACTCTCCAAGATGAGTCTCTCTCTGTCGGATTTATTATCATCTCAGGAGATAGTCTTATGTTAGCCACAATTCGAGGCAATGAGAGAATCATCCACTGTCGAGAAAACATCGAACTCCGTAAAAAACATGGCCGTGGCGGTCAGTCTCAACGACGATTTGAACGCCAAGCCGAAGAAGGACGCCACCACTACCTCAATAAAATTAAAGAATTCTCCACCCGATACTTTCTCTCCAATGATGTCCCCAATATCAGTGCCCTCTATATCGCGGGAACAGCTGGTCTTAAGGACCGATTCCTCAATGAAGGTTTTCTTGACCCTCGCTTACGTCCCGTACTTCAGGAACCAACAATCTCCATCTCCTATGGTCTCGAACGAGGTCTCGATGAAGCCATCACTCTTCTGGGAGAAAGTCTCCAGAATCTTAAATATGTTGAAGAACAAAAATTCTTGACACGCTTCTTCAACTTCATCTCCCAAGATATCCCCAAAATTAGTTACGGATTTTCGGACACTCTCTCAGCCTTGAATCTGGGCCTCGTTGAAATTCTTATCGTCAGTGAACACTTTTCTGCTCCCATTCCAGAAAACCCCCCTGTCGACCTCAGTGATAACATCGATCCCACTATTATTGACTATCTCCATCAGTTATGTCGAAGTAAACACACCAATATGGTTATCGTGTCTTCAGCAACCTCCCAAGGTTCCCAGTTTCTCAAAGGCTTTGGTGGCATTGGCAGTATTCTTCGTTATGAATATCACTTCGAACTATCGGAAAATAACGACGATACCAATGACTTCGACAACTTCATCTAATTACAAAATCGTACACCAATACATATTTGATCCCGAGTATCGCTTCTCTCTTCTTTGAGGTCTCCGTTCCAACATCCTCCCAAAGAGATCATGAGTGTACAAAATACATTCTTGATCAAAATCTTCCCTCGGATACTCCGAATAACATCGAACAGAGTAACGAACGGTATCCGGAATTTCCTCATACACCTCGGAAAAATCCATTTTTCCTTTTAATATTCTCATTTTTCCTATTTCTTCGATAATGTCGATCATCTTCCTCTTCTTTAAATGAAGAAAAAGAACCCAACTCGACATCGAATTCCATGTCAATCCAAGATAACTCCATAGAAAGATCTCCAGCAACATCTTCCTCCTTCAGAAGAAAGATGTTAAATGTCTATTTCTGTTTTCCGAGTCACACTTGATCTTATATTGTTTCATGTCGGAAGTGTTAGTTCGAAATGAACTATCCAAATGAAAGCACCGAGAATACAGTTGATCCTTTTCACAAATTAAATAAAGTAAGTATCGGGATGACACTCGAAACACCAGATAACAGAAATCAGCCAAACGTCGCAACTGAATCAGATAATATTATAATTCATTTTATCTCGAATCCGTTGATTCCCAAATCAACCTGTCAACTTCTTATAAAATAATACAGGTGTCGTCTCTTTTCTTCTTTCGATGATATTTGCCCTTCTTTACTAATTTCGCGACAAGATAGGTCTCAATGTTGACATCATAGGGAACGAATATCAGTGTGATACCATTCTTCTTACAGAGCTTTTTCTTTAATTCATCCCGTCTCTTCTGTTCTTTAAACTCGTCCTTGGTCTGAAAGAAGGGCGTATGTTGATAGTGTTGTCTTCCATTAAACTCAACCGCTAGCTTAAGTCGATCATTATACAAATCGAGTTCAAGATTTCGACCCGTCTCCGGATTCTTAAGAAAATTCGGTCGATATGTCTCAAACTTATAATGTGGATATATTCTTGAAAGAACCTGAAGACACTTCTCCTCACCAGCAGATCGATGGGCCCTTCTCTGATACATCTTCGATTTTATTTCAACTCTTCTCTTCAATTTCGAAGAGATAATTGACTCTTTCTTCAGCTTCATCACACACTCCTCTTCAACACCTCCAAATGACACATCGAGAATATCTAGGATTTAAAGTAGGTATAGAGAAGAGAAGCCGACTTATGAAAGGGTGACTCGGGCCCAATTTCACTTAAACGAGCCAAGAAAGAATTCTTAAGCATCGAATACTTGTCAAGAAACCACTTATTAAGATAGAGAATACCACAAACAATGACAAGAATCTCAAATTTCCGCTGATCCGTCTGGTCCAAGGACATATCCATAACTATACCGAGATACTTCGAAAGATCCTGTTCCGTTGTTATCTTGTTTTCAAGTTGTTCCCATAAATCGTAATCCCATCGAATATCCTCAACAAGCCAAGAACAAGTCCAATCGGGTTTCGACAACGGCGGCGGATAGTCCGATTTACAAATCTTATACGTAGGATCCCGATATTTCTCAAAAAGGGCCCGATGTAAATCTCGAGGCAGCCGATACAAATCCAGATACTCAAAATTTTTAAGAAGATATGTCGCCGTGAGATCCGTAAGTGAAGGTATTCTCCGACTCTTAATCATAATCGGTCTTTCACTCATCCTTCTATTGAAATCTTGACTTCAAGTCTTCCGAATCTTTTAAATAACTATCAGTTTCTATTTCCCGTCTTCGTCTTTTCCAACAAAAAACCCAACTCCTCTTCAACACGTTTCCAAACTCCAATCTTAACCGAATTCAAACTGTTAATCTATCTCGAACTCTCCCAAGTATTAGTTGACTCTGATATCCATTGATACTTGAAGAGTCGAATTCGTGTCTTTATTCAACACCAACTTCGACTCTCCAAGATATTTAGTGTCTCATGTTAGATCTTAATTCTCATACTCAGTGTCGAGAAGTTAAGATCTAACATGAAACGTTAAATCTTTAACTCTCGATATATGAATTACCAAATCCAACACCAAATATTTAACACCGATTATCCGACATCGAATATTTAACACCAAATATTCGATATCGAATATTAGATGTCTAGTATTCGGTGTTTGGTATTGAATATTCACCAACACCAAATATCCAACACCGATTATCCGACATCGAATATCCGACACCAAATATCCGACACCAAAGATTTAATACCAATTATTCGACACTAAATATGTAACACCGATTATTCGACACCACATATCCGCCACCAAATATCCAACACCAAATATTTAACACCGATTATTCAACACCAAATATTCGACACCAAATATCCGGCACCAAATACTCGACACCGAATAGACACCAAATATTCGACACTAAATATGTAACACCGATTATTCGACACCAAATATCCGGCACCAAATACTCGACACCGAATAGACACCAAAATATTCGACACTAAATATGTAACACCAAATATCCAACACCAAATATCCGACACCAAATATTAGTCATGACTAATATTAAGTCTTATCAGGCATAGAATATTATTCAGGTAATACTCGACACCGAATACTTAACATTAAATATTCGACACCAAAGATTAACACCAGATATTCGACACCAAAGATTTAACACCAAAATATTCGATACCAAAAATTTAACACCAAATATTCGACACCAAAGATTTACCACTGATTGTTCGACACCAACATAGACAAACATTCGACACCGAGTATTAAACACCAAATATTAGATACCTAGTATTTGGTTTTTGGTTGAATATTCGGTGTCGAGTATTCGATATCTAATATTTGGTGTCTATTTCATGTCGAATCCTCAAGGTTTAATATTTCGTTTATAATACCCGGTGTCGAATATTCGGTGTTAAATATTTCATGTCGACGAGTATTTGGCATAAATATTCGTCGACATGAAATAATAGTCAAGCACTGAGTATTAATCATCGAATACTCAACCCGAATAATAGATATTGGATATTGCTACATAAATATTTGCCTCCAAATGTTGGATACTAATTACTAGTCATGAAATATGGTTTTCTAACTCTTCGGCGTCTATTTAATATTTAGTTTCCAATGACTCATATACAATGTCTCATATTCGTGGACTCGTGTTTCATGACTAATATTCGATGTCGAATAATCGGTGTTACATATTTTATGTCGAGTATTCGTGTCGAATATTTAGTGTCGAATAATCGGTATTGAATGTTTGGTGTTGAATATTTCATGTCGAGTATTCGATGTCG